ATGGACGCGCAAGGAAGGTAAGAATCCTAAAGGCGGTTTGAACGCCAAGGGTCGTGCTTCCTATAATGCTGCTAATCCGGGTAAGCCCGGATTGAAAGCACCGCAGCCTGAAGGTGGTCCACGCCGTGATTCTTTTTGTGCCCGTATGAAAGGTATGAAGAAAAAACTGACAAGCGCCAAGACAGCCAATGATCCGAACTCACGGATTAATAAATCTCTTCGCGCTTGGAATTGCTGATATGGCTGCATCTAAACCGAACAACGCTGCTCTATGGTCTCGCGTAAAAGCTGAAGCCAAGAAGAAGTTTAAGGTTTACCCAAGTGCATACGCTAATGCGTGGGCAGCGAAAGAATATAAAAGTCGTGGCGGTACTTGGTCTGGTACAGATAATCGGGTGAAGCGTGGCTAAGGGTGGCCTCGGAAAGTGGTTCGGGGAAAAGTGGGTCGATGTGAAGACCGGCAAGCCCTGTGGCCGTTCTGGTAAGGCCGATAAGCGAGGATATCCGGCGTGTCGTCCGGCTGCGGCTGCGACGAAAATGACGGCTTCAGAGAAGCGCGCGATGGCTTCTAAAAAGACAGGACCGGCTAGAAAGTCTTGGCCGGTTACACCGTCTGGTAAACGGAAAGGACCGAAGAATGGCTAAGGCTCCGACTAAGAAGATGAAGGCTCCGGCTGTGATGCTTGTTGTTATGAAGAAAGAGTCTAACGGCAAGGGTAAAGGCAAGAAGATGCGCGGCGGCTGCGAAGACGCCGACATGGAAGAATACCGCAAAGGCGGTATGGTCCGCAAACCTAAGAAGAAGGGATGCAAGTGATGGCCGAGAAGTGGATTCAGAAGGCGATCAAAAAACCCGGCGCGCTTCGCAAAGAGATGGGCGCGAAGAAGGATGAAAAGATTCCCGCTAAAGCCTTGGCCGCTGCGGCTAAGAAACCCGGCGTCACTGGTAAACGCGCTCGTCTGGCGCAAACTCTTAGAAAGCTAGGCAAATGACTCGATGGTTGCGAAACAGAGCAAATGGAGTCATTTATGAATGGGACTCCATTCTTGCGAAGAACCCGAAGTGTGAGGAAGTCACTGAGGAAATTGCATTTCCTGAACGGTTTCTTACGCAGTCGCATCGAGATCGGTTGGTCAGATTCGCAGAGCCGGTGCCTGAGCCGGAAGAGTTAGATGCCGCTGTTGCGCAGCTTATTGAGGCGACAGCAGAAGTTCCGACCGTAGTGAAGGCTACTCGTAAGGGGCGGAAACGTAAGGGGATTGACCTCCATACGGATGACATCCCTGAAGAACCGGGGTATAGTAATCCCGACATAGATGACGAAGCAACGCGGAGACTTGGGTAGTGACGCCAGCAGGTATCATAGTCGAAGTCCGCAAGTTGTTGCAGGATGTTGACACACCCCAACGATACAGTGACGTAGACCTCTTAGGCTTTATAAATCAAGCGCTTAAGAGGATGTCGATCTTACGCCCTGATCTCTTTGGGGAGATTGTCGATATTTCCACGACTGCTGATACCGCAGTTCAATCGCTCCCTTCTGATGCCCTGCGCTTGATCGACATCTTTCAGGTGAAAAATGGGGCGGCCATAACTGAAGTTGATCGTGAGACCATGGCTCGATGTAATCCCTCGTGGATGTCTGAGACCTCTGGCACTCCAGTCAACTTCATGCGGCATGTTAAGAACCCTGAACGGTTTTTCCTATATCCTCGCCCCTCCGCTGGAATTGTACTCGTTGGCGAGTACGCTAAGACACCACCGGATTACGCGCTTACTGATGTGATTACTTCGCCATCGGACAGCTTCATGCCAGCTATCGTGGACGCCACGGTGTTCTTAGCTGAGTCTATTGATGATGAGCATGTGAACTCTGGGCGGGCTAAGTTGTTCCTTGACCTTTTCACGAGTGAACTCGGAACTGCGCTACAGAATCGCACTGTGACTGACACTAAGGCTGCTGGCATGAAACAGTCGCGCACAGACCAAATTGTAGGCGAGGTGATCTAATGGCTGATCGCGCCTTTACAACACTAATCTCAAAAGTTAGTCCGAGTGTGCCGGGATGCCCACAACCATTGATCCTCGATCATATCCGTGAGGCAGCTATTAAGCTGTGTGAGCGTACCCTTATGTGGAGGTACGTCGAGCCTACGTATAATCTAGAACCCGGAGTCTTCGAGTACGCATATAGGAAGCCGCTGACTGCGGATGTGCATGTTCTGTTCGATGCGATGCTGAACGATATGCCGCTCGAAAAGCTGACGCTAGAACAAGCACTTATGAATTACCCTCAATGGGCTGACATATATAGTGGGCAGCCTGTCTCTACTGTTTGGAGCCTTGTTCCCAGCACCACGTTCAATACGGGTGCGTTCAATACGCAGCAATTTAATTCTCAGCCTACGATAACGGACCCGGATTCTGTGCTTGCCGATGGCTCCGAGCCGCGTTCTATATGCCAGATTACACCGGATAAGTATGTCGTCCTCCCGCTACCTGATAACTCTAAGACTTATACCATACGGATGTTCTACGCTTTGAAACCAAAGCGCGATGCTTCCGGTATGGATAGCATCATAATGGATGAACTTGAGAGTGCTATTATTCATAGAGCGCTCCAAGAGCTTCTTGTCCTACCTAACGTAGTCTGGGCTGACAGAGAACTCGCCACTTACCATGCGCGGCAGTGCCTATTTGAGACAACTGAGCGTAGAGCAAGAGCCAATCTAGCTAATATGCGTGGCATGGTGGCAGTTCATTTTCCTAAGTTTGCATAGGTGACATGATGGGAATAAAGCTCACGAATAATGCGGTATCTACGATACCTACGATCCTTACGGATTCGACTACGTCGTTCGCTATTAATACAGGCGACGGGTCTCTATTCCCTACATTGGGTGCGTCAGATTACTTCAACGCCACTATCTCGTCGCTTAGCGGTACATTCGAGATAGTTAAAGTTACGGCAATAGCTGGAGATACGTTTACGGTTGTGCGAGGGCAGGAAGGCACTCCTGCGATTCCGTTTGCTGCAAATGCCCGCATAGAACTGCGTGTGACGGCAGCGAATGTGAGAAACATACTAGACGATCTTGACCTACTGCTTTTGTGAGCGATGATGCTTGACGAGAACAAACCTTACGTCCGCTGGGATTTCTCTCTAGGAAATCTTATTAACCTCGCTGCTATGGGGGTAGCTGTTGCCGTCGCATGGGGGGCAATGACCGAACGAAGCGAGTTAACACATAAGGGTATCAAAGAGTTGGAAGCCATGCAGACGACTTCTGAGACCCGCATTCGTACACTCGAAATGAATCAGGCCCGTGCCGATGAGCGGCTAACGAGCATCCTTCAGATCGTGAGTCGGATTGAAACACGACTCGAAAAAGAAGGGCGTAAATAATGGGGTACAAACTTGGCGCGCATTCTGAGATGCTGCTTCGTGGTGTTCATCCCGATCTTGTAAAGGTTGTTCGTCGTGCTATCCAGATTACGAAACAGGATTTCAAAGTCTTAGAAGGCGTTCGATCAGTTGCGCGGCAGCGGGAACTGGTTAAAAAAGGCGCATCAAGGACTATGAAATCTCGGCACATCCACGGATTTGCTGTTGATATTGCTCCGTTCGTAGCTGGTCAGGTCCGCTGGGATTGGCCGCTCTACTATGAACTGGCGGCTACGATGAAGCAGGCCGCTAAAGACGTTGGCGTTCCAGTTGAATGGGGCGGTGACTGGAAAACTTTTAAGGATGGCCCGCACTGGCAGTTGCCCGCGCGCAAATACCCGGACCCTAAGCGATGAGACTAGTCCTTATTCTTTGTCTGTTGCTGAGTGGGTGCGCTGACCTAAAGTATGTCGAGTGCATTGCTCGTGACAACACGGCGAGGCCGTGCAACTAATGATGCACCCAGACCACTTTGATTTCTTTATGAAATTAGTGGTAGCTGGAATTGCCGCTTTGTCGGCTTCTGTTGCGGCTAAACTAGGAATAGCTGCTGCGCATATGTGGAGAGGTCTATGATTATTGGTTGGCGCACGTATCTCATTTCGGCTTTGACTGCTGCGTTTGGCGCTCTGTCTATCGCTGATTGGAACTCGTTCCTTAAGGACCCCAAGGCTGGGTGGTCGATCATCGTCATGTCTGTTCTTATGGCGGTCATGCGGTCTGTTACGACTACTCCCCCCGGCGAGACATAATGACTACGCTCATTGTGGCGCTTGCGACTATTATTGGTCTTGTGGTTGCTGTCCTTGTGGCTGTGTGGGCTGCTGTGCGCATGGCTGAAGAGAAGGGCCGCCGCCAAGGCGAGGGTGATTTACGCAAGACGCAAGAGGAAGATGCGCGTCGGAGATTAAAGAATGCGCTGGATGCTGATGCTAAGTCTCGTGCTAGTTCCTCTGCTGGAGGGTTGCGCGACAACGATGGCCACAGGCGAGACTAGCTGTCTGGTCTGGCGTCCGATCTCGTGGTCTAAGAGAGATACTGATAAGACCATCGAGGAAGTGAAGGCGCATAATGCGCGCCGTAAAGCCTATTGTGAGGGATTATGATGAAGAAGTCTGTGTCTGAAAAGATGATGAGCTATAAAGCTGGCGGCATGGTGACGAAAAGCAAGGCCATGATGCCGAAAGCTAAAGCCACCAAGAAGTCAAAAATGATGAGCATGAAAGCTGGTGGCAAAGTCGCCAAGCCCTGCTAAAAAGGAAGAAAGCTATAATGGCTTCTATTAAGATCGCCGGATTTCAAGGTACGGCTCCGAGGCTTTCCCCGGAGTTGCTTCCGGCTACGTCTGCGCAGATTGCAAGAAATTGCAAGCTGTATTCCGGCGATCTTATACCATATCCCGAAGCTGTGCAGGTTGCGAGTACAGGTAGATCAGGGACAATAAGGACCTTATACGCGCTGCGTAATCCAAATTCAGGTAGTCTTGTATGGCTGTCTTGGGTAAATGACGTAGCTATTGTCACGCCTGCAGCGGATCAGCTTGATGAACAGCGGTTCTATTACGCTGGTGACGGGGTCCCTAAAGTAAGTACTTACGCCCTCGCTACTGCTGGTAGTGCGCCATATCCATCTACGACGGGGTATTATGAGCTAGGTCTACCGCTACCTACGGCTAAGCCGACGGCTGTAGCTACCGCGTTTTCTCCTATTACTGGTGTCACGCGGGAGCGCGATAGGGCTAATAACGCTATTATTACTACGGCCAGCGCCCACAATATTAAAGATGGCGCTACGGTATCTATGTCTGGGTTTACAGATACGTCGTTTAACACCATTGCTACCGTGACAGTGACTAGCACGACGACGTTCACATACTATTCAGTCGGGGCTGTTGTTGCGTCTGGTGCTGATGGTGGTGCGGTTATTGATCTAGGCGCACAGATACAGTCACGTAATTATGTTTATACATGGTACACGCCATGGGCTGAGGAGTCTATTGGTTCTGAACCGTCTGATGCTATCTTTATAAAAGAAGGTCAGATTGTCACAGTATCTAATTTGCCTACAGCGGCTC